GCATCGTATTGGTGGAAACTGCCGCATTGTCTTGCCGATGCGCAGCTTCTTTCACGACGCGAGGATAACTATGTGCCCGTCCTTGCGCGGTGCAAACCTGTGTGGGTCAATCCGAGTGATGTTTTAATTAACGGTTACCCTAAAAATAAGGAAAAAAATAACTAATAGTTGCATGTACATAATACCGCTGCTAATATTATAAATGCGTCTTATCAGTACGATAACTGATCGGCCCGTAGCCGTTAAAAACGTACCTTCGTCTGTAAAGACGTTAAATCTGCCGTGGTCGCTCCACGTTAATCCGCGCTGATTCGTCCTTTCTCGCGATAGAGAAACCGGATTGGCCGCTCCTAAAAGTCGGCTATAACGCAGCGTGTGCTGCATAATTTTGTCACTTATAGGATTTCTATCATGGCTTTAACTAACTTTGGAACGCTCTCGGGCGCTCAACTCCAGACTTGGAGCCGCGACTTTTGGCGCGTAGCTCGTAATCAGTCTTTCATCAACCAGTTCGCTGGTTCCGGTTCAAACGCAATGGTTCAGCGTATTACTGAACTGACCAAAAATCAGAAAGGCACCAAAGCAAACATCACTTTGCTTGCCGACATGACCGGAGATGGCATCACGGGTGATAACACGTTGGAAGGGAATGAAGAAGCCCTCCGCGCGTTTGACATCACTATTGAGCTTGATCAGCTGCGATTTGCAAACAGGATTGCTGGACGAATGACTGACCAGAAGACTGTTGTAAATTTCCGAGAGCAATCTCGCGATGCACTTGCATATGCAATTGCTGACCGGTGTGATCAGCTATCGTTCTTGACGCTTTCTGGTGTTGCTTACACGCTAAAGAATAACGGCGCGCTTCGTACTACTAGTGCTACTGCGGGTCATGAGCTTGTCGATCTTGAATTTGCGTCAGACGTATCTGCGCCAACTTCTGATCGTCATCGTCGGTGGGACGCAACTGACGGCGTGGTTGCCGGCGGTACTAACAATCTAACTGCAGCTGACAAAATTAGCTACAGATGTATTGTTGAGCTGAAAGCTTTTGCTAAAGATAATTACATTCGTGGTATTCGCGGCGGTGGTAATCAAGAAACTTTCCACATGTTTGTCACTCCTCAACAGATGGCGGATCTGAAGCTTGACTCAGATTTCCTCGCTAACGTTCGTAACGCCGGGGTACGCGGTACTGCGAACAGTTTGTTCAGCGGATCTTCTAGCCTGATGGTTGACGGCGTAATGATTCATGAGTTTCGTCATGTCTTCAACACTTCTGGTGCTACTAGCGGGAGCTCTGGAAATGCAGGAGCGGCCGGATATAAATGGGGTGCCGGAGCTAACATCGATGGGGCGCGAGCTCTGTTCTGTGGCGCTCAAGCTCTTGCGATGGCAGATATAGGATTGCCAGAAATGGTCGAGGATACTTTCGATTATGGAAACCAATCTGGTATCTCTGTAGGCAAGATTTTTGGCCTTCGCAAGCCTAAGTACAACAGCGACATTTCTGGCAACGTTCAGGATTTCGGTGTTATTGCTTTAGACACTGCACAGTAAGCTAAGAATCACCCCTCCTCTTTTGGGGGAGGGGTTCTTTTCAAGGAAATAATATGAAGATAATAAGCGAAAATTCTTTACGCATTGAGACTTTATCCGGCGGCATTATTGCTATAGATGCTGGAACAGAAACCGAGGTTGCAGACGAAATAGGTTTGCTTGCTATGCAATTAGGCGCTAAACAAGTTGGAGTTCAAAAAGCTGTAACTCAAGAAGCGCAAGTGACTGCAGAAATTGATCTAAAAATGGCGCTGTTGCAAATGATGGAAGAAGGTAACCCGACTAATTTTAAAGCTGACGGCTCTCCAAAAGCAGCGGCAGTAAATAAAATGATGGGCAGAACAGTAGCAACTGATGAGCGCACAGTTGCGTGGGAGTCAGTTCTTAATACCTAGGGGGCAGCATGGCTGTATCAGTCCAGAGCGTTATTGATCGCGTACAAGCGACGCTTCAAGATGCAGGAGGAATACGCTTTCCTGTCACTTCAGAGCTAGTTTTGTGGGTGAATGATTGTCAGCGCGAAATAGCGTTGTTGAAGCCTGATGCTACTGCTACTAACACAACGATTACACTTGTTACAGGAACCAAGCAGTCTATACCAACAGACGGGAATAGACTGCTTAATGTTATTCGAAACATGTCAGCTTCGAGCAGTGGGACAGGTAAACGCTCAGTGCGGCTAGTGCAGCGCGAAGCATTAGACTCTCAAACTCCCGATTGGCATAACCCTGCCGCTACTGGTTCTGCGGCGCACGGCGTTAATGTTAAACATTACATCTATGACGATGAAGATCCCCGTAATTTTTATGTGTATCCAGGGGTTGCAGGTAATGCGTTTATGGAGATTGTGTACTCTGCTAATCCTGCGACTGTTGCTTTGAGCGACAATCTAGGCGTACCTGATATTTATGCAAATGCCGTAATGAATTATGTTATTTACATGGCGTGCATGAAAGACGCAGAGGCTGGC